CACAATAAAAGGATGCGTTATCAAGCACATCCTCCGTAGTAATATTTATCTGTTTCATACCGATGTGGCTATTATCCCAATCGGCATCACTTTCTTCATTATCTGATTTTCGATGCCATACAAAGCATTCTGCATCAATAGAATCTGTAATATTCTTATCCCAGGAATAGACTCTGCACTTCAATATGCTCTGCTGCCCTTTATTCTTAAAGATGCTCACACCGTCACAGACAAGTTCTGTTCGGTACATCTTTGAAGAACTGATGTCTTCCACCATCCCTGTTACTTTGTCGATTTTTTTCGATTGTCCCAGGATATTTTCTTCCAATGCACTGATATTCTGATTCTGCTTTACAGAAATACTTGTCAGTTTCACACCGCTTGCACCGATAGTAATGGTATTACTTGCCGGGTTCAGATAATCCGTTGTCTTTGAAATACAAAGATATCTGCCGTCAATACCATGTGGCGGAGATTTGCAGTCCACATACTGCCTTGCACGGATATCTCCGATATCAGCACCCGTATCTGATTCATCTACAATGGTAAGTTCCATGCTGATGATACCTTTGACAAGTTCTGTAATTCTGACTTTGGATTTATTTAAAAGAACTCCCGGCAGATTCACATCGTCCCAAACTTCCGATGTCCATATCCACCCGATTTCCTTTACTGCTTCTTCATCATAAACATAGGGAATACCATCATTTACAGATGCAATGGAAACTCTCTCCTCTGTTTCCACTTCATTTCCTTCCTCATCTGTGGTCTTGATTTTCGCACCATACGGAATGAGCGCTGTCACCCTTTCTGTATGGTCCTTCGTAATCTTTACATCAAGTAAGTTCTTTCCAAACTCCACAGTCTGTACCGAATAGGTCTTAAAATCTGATAAGTAATCCAGGACTTTTCCGCTATCCGTATAACGGATACAAAGAAACCCACCATGTGTCTTGATGAGTTTATCCTTGATAGCCTCTAGTGTCACCGAATGCTCGGAATTGGAATAATGAATATAATCATTGCTATCCGTAACCGTTACATTCCCTACGGTGAATCGTTTCTTTTCTTCCACCTTTGCATTATGGTTTTCCACAAAGAGTTCCAAGAGCCCTTTGATTGTCCCCTGGTAATCGTATGGTGGCTGCAAGCTATCCTTCAGATAAGCAAGTGCCGACTCACAGGTCCATGTATGGGTGTTATAAAAGTCACTGCCATCGTCCAAGGCTCTCCCTTCAAACACCACACGATCATCTTTCTTACAGACAATAGTGGATGCCATCGGTCTTACCTTTTCAAGATACGGATGATTAAAGGGTGCTGATAAAGTCAAGCTATCTATATTTTCAGCATCTTCCTTGACCTGTGCCTGGGTAATGGCAAGCTGTGATAACTTTGGATGATAGAACAGTTCCCCATCCACAAATACACGAAACAGACTCATAAGCATCCCTCCCTATAACGAAAGGTTGTCGTTCCTGTTCCTGTTATAGTAAGACTATTCTCACCTCGCCCTAACTCCATTTCCGGGAACGTCCAAGTCCCGGCACTTACTGTTTTTATAAAAGAATCATCCCCAACCTGCCATGATAGAGTCGTTTCATCTGTTACAGTTACCGTTGGAACAACAGGCATATAGTCATTTTCAAGTGTGACCTTTCCGCCTCCGGTATAAGACACTACTGTTTCTTCCACATAATATCTGTACGAATCCCCATCTTCACAGGAAATCTCCACCGTCCCTTTCTTTGTCATAGGGTCATAGGATGGAGTTACTTTCAGAGTTCCTACCATATACAAAGTAGGCTCTTCACTTGTGATGACTTCTGACAACACACCGTTAAACATATTTGATGCTTCACTAACCATCACGTTATATTTATCTCTGCTGCCATGCATCGTAAAAATCATCTGAAAACTACGAGGCTCAAAGGATACTCTCCCAAGAGCCTCCGTATATCTGATTGGTGTATTTCTTCCAGGAACAACGATGGTATTGCTCTGTGCAACAGGAGTTGGAAAACTCACATTCTCTCTAAGCCATCCAAGACCCGCCATCGATATTCCGTTTATTTTTATATCTGGTCTCATAGACTTAACCTCCTGCTTAATTTCTGTGCCTGCCCAAGCTGCCCATCAATAGCAGGAAGAAGATGTCCCACTAATGTTCCATCCTCAAGATAGATTCCCTTGCTACTGTTTGCAGCAATAACAGCCAAATATTTCTCCATTCCACTCATGTCAAGCCTGTTTGTAAGAATACTTTCAAGCTGATTATAAAATCCCTTAAGTGGAAGAATTGCTTCTGCTCCTGCCTCGCCACCTGCCATAAGACTTGTTCCATTCATACCAAACACGGTAGGTCTGGTCATGATACCACCGTCCTTATACCAGTCAATGGAAAGTTTAGGGACACTAGGTGGTGCAATAGAAAGCTTACCGGAAATCTTGAAATGCGGAAGTTTAATCTTCGGCAGGCTGATTTTCATATTTGCAAAATAACTCTTGATTTTATCAACGATTCCCTTGATTTTATCCCTTGCCGCCTCGATCGGTGTAAGGATTGCATTCTTGATACCGTTCCATACTGTTGATGCAGTACTTTTAATACTGTTAAAAACAGAAGAAACTGTGGTTTTAATCCCATTAAACACAGTTGAAACCTTCGTCTTCACACTATCAACAACCGTAGAAATAGCTGCTTTGATACCGTTCCACACTGTAGTTGCAACCGTCTTGATTGCATTAAAAACTGTGGTCACCACTGTCTTTATTGCATTAATTACCGTAGATACTCTCGTACTGATAGCATTCCAAATAGTAGATATAACTGTTTGAATTGCAGTCATTACTGTAGTAATCACATTCTTTACCGCATTTACTGCAGCCCCTATAAAAGACTTGATTGCATCCCACACCGTCATAACGATGCCTTTACAGTTCTCCCATATAAACTGAAACGGCAATGTTATGATCTGGATTGCTGCCTCTATGATTGAACCAATAAGCATAAAAGCCGTCTGAATTGCATTGCAGATACCATTCCATACAGTCTGAATATGCGTCCATAATCCCATAAACCAGGTTTTAAGTCCTTCAATGGCAACACCTATTCCGTTACAGATAGTAGTCCACAGATTGCTGAACCACTCTGTAATTGCACCCCAGTTCTTTACAATTGCAATGATTGCTGCAATGGCAGCAGCCACTCCCGCTATGACTGCTATGATTGGCCATAGAGAAATTTCAAGTGCCCCTATCGAAACTGCTAATGCAGCAATCACCGGAACAAGAGCTATGAAAATTGCCATCAAGGCTCCCAGGATTATTGTAAAGTTCTGAACGGGTTCCGGTAACTTGCCGAACCACTCTCCAATCTTTGACAGCACAGCCGTAAGTGGCGGAATCAATGTGTTCGCAAGTTCCGCTATCTTTTCTCCAAGGGGAATAAGGGACTGCTGAAGTTTTCTTGTATTTGCCTCAAGCTGCTGCATCGGAGTTGTCGTTGCATCAAACATCCCCTGGGCAGAACCGGTTACACTGTCATAGGTAGATCCAACTGATGTAAGGGATGTGATGAACTTTAAGTTTCCATCTTCAGCCATCGTACCAAAGGCAAGTGCAGCAAGGTTCAGTGCTTCCTGTTGGTTTTCGCAAGCTGCAATATCCGCAACAATGGAATCAATAACCTCTTTCTGTGTCGCACCACCATTCTGCCAAGATTCGAACAGTTCCTGCGTCTTAGTAGAAAAAGAGCCAATGGAGTCTCCAATTGTTCCATCGGCAAGTCTGGTAGTTACTTCATTGATTGCATCATTTACCTTATCAAGGTTATATGCACCATTCTTGAGTCCATTATCGAGTAGCTGAAAATACTCTGATGCTGAATATCCCGCCTGTGAGAACTTACCTGCATATTCAGACAGGTTATCACCAAGTTCATTGGTCTTATCAAGACCATTCTGTGTACCTGTAACAATGTAATCCATTGCCTCTTGTGCAGTAAGTCCATACTGCTGCATCAAAGAATTGACACCACGAAGGGTTTCGTTCATGTCGATGCCGTAGACTTCATCAAGAGTGATTGCCTGCTGTGTAATATTGGTAAGGTCAGTTTCACTCAAATCACCGAGGTTCTTTTTTACCATAATAACCGCATTGGCAACACTATCCATACTTTCACCAACGCCTGCCCCATACACATTCTTGATTACCGTTGCAGATTTTTCCGCTTCTTCTCCGGTTTCTCCGAAATATGCATTGACCTTTGTAACAGCATTTTCTGCTTCGGAGTATGCGGTATAGGCACTATCACCAATCTGCTCTATCTTTTCTCCAACTGCCGAAAAGGCTTCTGCTGCCTCTACAAGTGCTGCACCTTTTGTAACATCTGCAATTTCAGAAATATCGTCCGCCGTATCGTTTGCAGCATCACCCGCTTTTTTCAGTTCAGTAATCAAATTCTTGATTGCCTCTCCGTCATCAACGGTATCAACAGCATCAGTCAGCTGATTAATATCAGCCTTACCTCCGGTTGCTGCCTTACCAATCTTTGCAAATGCAGTTCTTAACTGTTCTGAGTTTGCACTTCCACTTCTGATGGCAGAAGTCAGTTTACTTCCAAGGATATCGGCATAATCATCAACCTCTGTTCCTGTTGCATCAAAGAGTTTCTGTAATCTACTAAGGTTTGTTGCAAGACTTGTCTGTTCCGATGCAACTCCTGAAAGTTCGCTCTTATACTGCGTCAGCTTCTTTCTGGTTTCTTCTACTTCCCTTTGGAAAGCCATGTATTTATCCTGTCCGATATCTCCATTCTCAAAGGCTTCTGCCACCTGTTCCTGGGCATCTTCAAGTGCCTCCAGTTTCTTACTTGTATCAGCAACTGCCTGTGATAAAAGCTGTTGCTTTTGTGCCACTAATGTAGTGTTGGAAGGGTCAAGTTTCAGAAGACGGTTCACATCATTTAAGGCTGATTGTGTTTTCGATAATGAAGAATTTACTGATTTTAAGGCCTTATCAAGACCCGTGGTATCACCACCAATCTCTACAGTAATTCCTTTGATTCTGCTTGCCACTTTTTCACCTCCCGACATAGCAAAGGCACACCCCTACGGATGTGCCACATTAGAATTTATCAAAATCTTCCTGAGTTGCTACTCTGTTATATTTCACG